CCCTGTCTGTGCCGATACACAGTCTAGCCCCTCTAATATCCCCTACTTATCGGAGTATCAAAATGAAACTTTGCAATATTTGCAACGAAACAAAACCCCTATCAGAATTTTATAAAAACCCACCTGCAAAAGACGGTCACCACAAAGTCTGCATATTGTGCTATTTAAAAAGGAGCAGTAAGTCTAAAAAAGAATACAAAACGACAAAACGGGGGCACATGCAGGCATTTAAGGGAGCGGCAGCTCATAGAGCAAGAAAAAGTAACTTGCCATTTGATATTGACATTGATTATTTAATGTCTATTGCAACAGACACTTGTCCTGTATTTAAAACACCTTTCGAATGGGGTCAATATAATGGTCCGAGACATGCTTTCGGTCCGTCGTTAGACAGAATTATCCCCGAATTGGGTTATGTTAAAGGAAACGTAGTATTTATTAGTAATTTAGCAAATACAGTTAAATCAAACGTTACAGAAAAAGAACTTTATGCTGTGGCCGATTGGTTACACGACGCAAGAAAGAAAGTACTTGATGCTCAAACGTAATCAGCTTCACCAATACCAACTCAATATGATTGAAAAAGCCAAAACTATTCCTCACATGGGTCTATTTATGGAGGTTGGGCTTGGAAAAACTATCACCAGTTTGACTATAGTTGCGGAACAGTTTTCGGGTAAAACTTTAATTGTGTGTCCTAAAAAGGTAGCAGAGACTGTCTGGCACAAAGAAGCTGCAAACTGGGAGCACACCAAACACCTTAAAATATCAAAAGTATTAGGAACGGAAAAGCAAAGAATTGCTGCGTTGCAAGAGGAAGCAGACATCTATGTAATTAACATCGAAAACATTGTGTGGCTAACTGGCCGCCCAGAAATGTTAGTGTTTACTAACTTAATTTTAGATGAAAGCCAAAAATGGAAAGATGCTAGTACAAAAAGGCATAAAGCATTGCGTAAGTTCCTAAAACAGTTTACCCATCGTGCTATTTTGACGGCTACGCCCGCACCACAGGGCCTACAAGACCTTTATTCACAGGTGGGAATACTTGACCTAGGCCAGCGCCTTGGAACGTCTCTGACGGCGTTTAGGACAGCCTACGCAGAACCAGACAAAATCAATAGGCACACAAGACAGGTGTACTCCTGGAAACTGCGTTCGGGCATGGATGCCATCATTAACAAAAAGATTGAAGATATTTGCTTTTCATTAAAAGCAGAAGACTATTTGCAGCTGCCGCCTGTAACAGTTATTATACACAAAATAGAAATGTCTAATAGTGCGAGGAAGCAATATGATGAACTTAGAAAAAATATGGTGCTTGAAGTGGAAGAAAACACAATCACAGCCCCAACGGCAGCAACACTATCGAACAAACTCTTGCAATTCACTTCGGGCGCGACTTACACAGAAAATGGAGAATGGATCGAAACCCATAGTGATAAAATGGAATACCTTGTCGAGATCATGGAGAGTAATGTATCACCGACCCTCATCTTTTACAACTACAAACATTCTTTGGAACGACTCAAAGCGCAGTTTCCTCAAGGTGTGGTGCTGGATGCTTCCAACATCGAGGCGTGGACGTCTGGTAAAATTCCAGTGCTATTCGCACACCCGAAATCCGCTGGCGCTGGGCTCAATCTTCAAAACAACACAAGTCACGTGGCACAAATCGTATGGTTTGACGGCACTTGGAGCAGTGAAGAGTTCACACAAGGCAACGGGCGTATTCACAGGCAGGGCCAAACGTCACCGGTTATCATTCATCAGTTAGCCATGGAAAAAACGATTGATGAACTGGTGATTGAGGCGTTGGACAAAAAAGTAGAAGTGCAAAATATTTTACTAGACGCCCTAAAAATGTAGCAAATTGCGTATTAGTGTAGACATGAATGAAAAAGAACTCCTAGAACTCCTCAAAGGGATCATTGCCTTGGCAACACCCCTTAACTCTAACGGCGTGGAAATCACGTCATTAGACACGCCGATTGCAGACACCGGCTTAGATAGCCTGGATTTGCTCATGGTGGGGATTTATTTGAGCGACGTTTATGGAGTATCTGAAGAGATAGCAAAAACAATGGATCCAGTAACCATTCGAGACATGCTGCAGTTTATGCAATTTCACAGCACTAAACAGCCTGTTAGCGTAGAGGCAACGTTAAATGATATATCTAACTGATTACAGAACGGTTTGCAATGAGAATACGACGCTTATCTCTGACATTGATTACCCCCAGCGTGTTCATTGGTTTGCTGATAGCTATAGTAAATCTCATACCGGATTTAGTTACGCACCACATATCGTGGCCTCTAAACTCCTGGACCCGACACTGATTGAAGACTTACGCAGCAGAGAAGGTCGTACAGCATTTATCCTAGCAGCGGGCAACACTAACTTTGCTGGGATCAATAAAGACATACCAAAGACTAGCCTTAGTTACAACTACAAATTTTCACACCTAACATTAACGCAAGTGTACGCTGGAATTTTGGCAAAGTATTTGGGCGCAGAAGACATGATCCTAACAGACTCCAGCGCATGCGCTTCAAGTCTTAAGGTGATGATGGATGTGCAGATGTTGTTTCAGATGTATCGGTTTGATAGAGTAATTGTTGTATCCGTTGAAGACCAAGTTAGTAACATGGTATTAAAGTTTTTTGGTGAATCCAAGGCAGTCTTAACGAAAGAACAAGACGACGCCGGCGTTTTACCATCGGCCTTTGATGACGTGAATTATGGTTTTCATATCGGCCAGGGTGCTGTACTTGCAGTGTTTGAAAATGAGAACCACGCTAAGAATCCTGCAGCTCGCCTATTAAGCTCGTACAACGCATCTGAAAAGGGAGCCAACGCGATAGGACAGCGTGAGGATGGTGAAGGCTTTGCTAAGGCCGCATACGGCGCGTTGCGCTACGGTAACTTAATGCCAAGAGATATTGATGTCATTAAGACCCACGGAACCGGCACAAAGTCAAACAACAAGGCAGAACACAGCGCCCTGGTCACTGTATTTGGTAAAGAGTTTACTGCGACATCATTTAAACCAACGATCGGCCACACCATGGGAGCGTCAGGTTTATTAGAGACTTGTCTACTGTTAGATAGTTTAAAAACCGGAGTCGTCCCGCCAATTAAAAACAGGACAACAGAAGACCACCGGTATCTATCGTCTGCAATTACAGTAGATAAAGATACTAAGATTTTAAGTTTAGCAGCAGGTATGGGAAACATTTATTCAGCAGCAATCTTTGATACAAAACTATGAGAACAAAAACCAAACATAAAGTAAACGCAGCAACTCCAAGATTATCAGATGAAGAGCTTGACCCAATCGAACAAGACGACGGTGAGGGCGTATCATCGGATATGATGGAGGCATACCTTCCGTGGAGCTTGGAAGATATTATGGATGTTAAAAGACTGATAGCTGATAAGTTACCAGCCAAGCAGCAGTTTATTTTAGAGGCGTTTTTAGAAGGTTTGACACACTTGGACGTTGAGGTAACAGAAAAATATTGGCGCTATCATTTTTCTAAGGGTGTTGAGTTTATTAAAAAGGAATTGAATTTATGAACTTTATTGTAGAGCATAAATACAAGGGCAAATATGTTATGGAAACAATTACCGGTGTGGAAGACCTTGACACAAGCATATATCAAGATTTATTGGGAATATGGGTTTGTGACAGCATGGAGGAAACACTTATCATGGAAAAACAACTACAGGAGATGAGAAGTGCAAGATCCAGTCAATCATCCTAAGCATTACACAGATCACCCGTCAGGCATTGAGTGTATTCAGATCACCGAACACATGAGCTTTAATCTAGGCAACGCATTAAAGTATATCTGGCGATGTGATTTAAAGAAAGACGCAATAGAAGATTTAAGAAAAGCACGTTGGTACATCGATCGAGAAATTGAAAAGCGTGTCAACCCAACCGGTGTAAGACACGATGAGGAGTGTGGTAAATGAAGATCGAAATTGATGACGACTTTGCTGATGAGATTGTCAGGGCCACACTAGCAGAAAGCTATGTTAGTGTCTCTGGTATGCTTAAAAACCCAGACGCGTGGCACGAAGATGATGTAGCAGCATGGAAAGAATTACTACCGGCGATTAAAACTGTGGGCTCCTGGTTTAGTGTTAACTTTGAAACAGAAATTAAAAAGGCGAAAAAGAAAAAATGAGAGATTTTTTTGAAGCAGTATTTGCAAGTGTGTTTGGTATTATTGCGTTTATTTTAGTTATTGCGGGTTGTTCTTATTTAGGCTGGTTGTCGTATGACTATTTTGCACCTAAATATATGGCCACAGATAATAAAGTATTCCATGAATCACAACAGTACAACGATGGAATGGTACGAGATTTAGAAAACTTGCAGATGGAATACATGAATGCAGATGCAGACCATAAGCAAGCACTTCGTGCTATTATTTTGCATCGTTTTTCTGTTTATCCCGAAGATAAGATGCCAGCGAACTTACGTAATTTTTACAATCAATTAAGGAGTGGTAAATGAAAAAGTTAGCCATATTAACTTTGTTATCCGTAGCAGTATTGGCTGGATGTCAAGATGATGATAGTAGCTCAGCTAAAGAGCGTCGTGCCCAAGAGCAAATGAGCCTTCAAGCGGTAGAGGCTGTTGGTATGCCAGCCATTACCAACTTTGCTGAAAAGCGCATGATGAAGGACATTTTAGAGATACGTGACCAAGCTGTTGCCACAACAACATATACTGTGGATATGAATGGCAAGTTCCACAAGGTGTGTAACTCAGTAGGTTATGGTTTGCCTTACGCAACACAGTACACAAACCCACAAATGCCACAGCGCCCATTTAATGGCAATACTTATGTGTTACCCCAAGCTGATCCTAATGGATTATATTCACCAGCAAGCGCAGACGGCACATGGGTGCAGTGCGTGGATCCCAAAAGTAACAAAGCGAAGGTTGTTTATATCGAACCCCGCGTGGTGGTAAGTCCTATTCCTTTAGGTGACCAATGAAAAAGTATACGTACTGTGATTTAGAGCAAGCAATTTATCAAGCGTGGCAAACGATGGATGATTTAAAATTGTTTGCTGAAGAGTATTACGATGGACCCCAGGAAATGTCAGTTGATGAAGCGTTTAACTACATGGAAGGCATTAGGGTACTAGGAGATTTAAAGTTTCGTAAGTTAATGGATATGATGTGCCGCGTGTTTGAGCTCGATGAGTACTGCACGGATCCTGAAAAATTGGCACGACGAGATGAAGTATTTGCAGCAGTATTTAATCAACCCAAGAAGAAAGGAAGTAAAAAATGACTGATACAGTCGACGTAGCAGCACAAGAAGTAGATCCATTAGCGGATAAAATTGTTTCATTGAAGTATAGCGTTAAAGATGTTAATGGCATCATCAATATGATGAACACACCATTACAAACTCCGGTCATGGCCTGGGCAAACTTAATCGCTAACATTCAAGCTCAATGTGCACCACAAATTGAGGCCTTGAACGCAAACGCGGAGACACCAAGTGAACCTCAAACAGCTGCTTAAAAGCGCAGGCATTAGCAACAACATCATTAAAGAAGTTGAACGCAAATCCAAGATGACAACGGCGATGCAAGAAGTAGAGCACCAAGAAAAGGCTGCAGCAATGGCCAAGATGATGCTTAATGATGTAATGCCCCACCTGCATGGAGCGCTTAACAAAACGCCACCATCAAAACCTAAGAAGACAATCATTATTCCGGACTAGGGCGATTTTGTTAGTAAATGCGTATTAGTAGATATAAGGGCTTGTCGGGATGACACCCCTAGCTGTAAAGAAAGCTAATGGCCCCCTGGAGCCATCATAGAATCCAGGCTATTTAGCTGAAGTCGCATAGTGGCAATTGCAGCTGCTTTGTAAGCAGCCCCGAAAGGTACGTCAGTTCGAGTCTGACCTTCAGCACCAATAACAACAAGGAATTTTATGGCAGCTAAACCTGGCCTATATGCCAATATACACGCTAAAGAAGCTCGCATAAAAGCAGGTTCCGGCGAAAAGATGCGCAAACCTGGTACCAAAGGCGCGCCCACAGCTAAGGCATTTAAAGAGTCTGCTAAAACAGCAAAGACAAAATAATGGCAACCAAAAAACCATCACCAAACAAAAAACTATTTTGGTTCAAAGTTACAGTATCAGATAAGTATGTTCCAGATGGGAAATACACG